GAGCCTATTATCGAAATTTTAGAACACTATTCAGTAGACACCCAAAACAAATAAAATGAGCCTAATTAAAATTCAACAGGAACTAAAAGCACCTAAAAACCAATTCAACGCTTTTGCTAAATACAAATACCGAAGTGCAGAAGATATTATCGAAGCTGCAAAACCTATCTGCCATAAATACGGCTACGCTTTAATGTTAAGCGACGAAGTAATAGAAGTAGGCGGTAGGGTATATGTAAAGGCAACCGCTTGTTTAAGTAATGGAGAAGATAACATTACTTGCACCGGGATTGCTCGTGAAGAAGAAAATAAAAAAGGAATGGATGCAGCGCAGCTAACCGGAGCGTGTAGTTCGTATGCTCGAAAGTATGCGCTTAACGGACTCTTTGCAATCGATGACACAAAAGATGCAGATGCTACAAATGAGCATAAAGACGAAGTTAGCGAAGGTCAAAAGGCATTTTTAATTGAGCAGTTAGACAAGACAAAGTTTACTGATGACCAAAAGGTAAAGGCTGCGTTAAAAATCAATGCTATCAAGACATTAGACGAATTTAACAAGATTAAGGAAACAATAAAGAAAAGCTAATGAGGGAACTATTACCATTTGAAAGGCAGATGCTTCTGGCTGAGGTTTACCATTACGCTTGGTATAACGAAGAGGCATACGAGGACTTATTAGCCTTTATTAAAAAGTATGAAAACAAATTAGACAAACCCGTTTTTTTTAACCCAATCAATAACAATGACACAACAACAACAAATCTTGAACCACTTGCTTACGGGCAAGACCTTGACACCAATCCAGGCTTTAACGAAGTACAATAGCCTAAGATTAGCAGCAGTAGTGTTTGAATTAAAACGCAAAGGCTACAAAGTACAGACGGAATTAATTAACGTAGGTACGAAAAAACAAAGTAAATTAGTAGCTAAATATTCAATTAAAAACAAATAAAATGACAGAGAAAAAATGGAGTGCAGGTGCTTGGAAAAAGACAACTGCTAAAGGAGAAGTAATTAATTTTACAATCAATGATGTACGTTACTCGATGTGGGTTAATGCTTATAAGACCGAGGACAAACAACCAGATTACAAGATTTATGTAAACGATTTTAAACCTAAAGAAGATACGGAAGGACTGCCGTTTTAATTATGCTAACGAAAAATAGAGATGTTTCAATAAGACAGTTAAAGGAGTTATATTATGCTCAACGTAATACCCACGCAAAGTTGCACGAAATGATGTCGCAGTTAGGGTTGTTAGGCATAGAAGACAACGAGCCTTTAGGTGCGGATATAGGTGCGAGAAGCATCGTTAAATTAGTTGAAGAGGTATTTGAATGCGATATATCAAGAAGGGATAGGAGTTTAAGAACTACCTTTGGTCGCAAGGCTGCTGCTTACTTACTGAGAAGGTATACTAAATTGAACCTTAAAGAGATAAGCGCATACACCGGCACTAAAGACCATACCACCGCAATTCACAATATCAAACAAGCAAACAACCTAATTGACACGGAAGATTGGTTTAAGGACAAATTAAAAAGAATTTGCCAAAAGATTGAAATTACGGAAAATTAGTTTATATTTGTAAAAAAGACACATAGACGAACTGCGAACCGCCTATGTGTTTAGTGGTTAAATAATAATAACCCTGGTAGTTCGCAGCTATCGGGGTTTATTTTTTTATGGCAAAAGAAACCTTTTACTTCTCACACGACTATAATAGTCGGAACGATGAGAAGATTAAATTCCTTATTAGGAAACACGGAATGCTTGGTTACGGCATCTTCTGGACAATCATTGAGGACTTGTATAATAATGCAAACGCATTGCGAATGGACTGCGATGGCATTGCTTATGATATGCGAGTGGATAGCGAAACAATTAGAAGCGTAATACAGGACTTCGGGTTATTTGTATTTGAAGGCGAAAACTTTGGTAGTATGTCAGTACAAAAACGTATGGATGAACGAGATACCAAGAGTAAAAAAGCCAGACAAAATGCCTTTAAACGATGGGATATCAGCACAAATAATGCAAACGCAATGCCACCGCAATGCGACCGCAATGCTATAAAGGAAAGTAAAGTAAAGGATATAAAAGAAATAAAAGAAAGTATAGAGCTACCTTTTGTTTCTAAGGAGTTTGAAAAATTATGGTTTAGTTGGAAGGATTATAAGAAAAAACAATTTAAGTTTACATACAGGACAACCCAAAGTGAACTTGCAACATTAAAAGAATTACTAATTTTATCAAAAGGACACGAAGACATTGCCATAAAAATAATTAATCAGTCAATGGCAAATGGGTGGAAAGGTCTATTTAATTTAAAAGAAGATGCAAAAGGAACTACAAACAATAAGCGAAAACTTAATAAGCACGAACTTGACAACCTTGCCAATTACAACTATATCCACTCTACTTCCTATGGAGAGGGAGATTATGCAAAGCTTTTCGGGGGAGAGGATGCGCAGCCTCAACTCTACGTTATTTAAACAAAACCTTGTTTACTTGATGCAGCTTGTAGGCATAACCAATCCGGGCGAAGTTAAACTTGCAATATTAGAAGATTGGATAAGAACCGAATACGGAGGCTTTACAATAAACGAAGTCAAAGTAGCGTTTAAGCAAATGGTATCCAATGACTTTATAGACCACTACCAGAACTTCAGTCCTGCTTATTTTAGTCAGGTAATGGATAGGTACAAGAAAAAAGCAAACGAAGTAAGAAAAATGATGCCACAAGAACGAGTAGAAGCAATACCGCACTTAACCGATTTAGAGATAATCGATTACAGTTATCAGGAATACAAATTGTTGGAAAATAGAACATTTGACAGGTTGTTTAACCCATTAAGCGTATTTACAAAACTAAACGCTACCGGCATAAAGAAGTGGACAAAAGAAGATGGCGCAGAAGCTAAAAAGAAATTAATGGAAATTATAACCTACAAAGCAAATAGAATGGATATAATAACCGCAAAGCAGTATCGTGACGAATGGACTGAACAATGGTTAAAGAACCAGGCTCGAGCAGTTGCAGTAGCTTTATTTTTTGAAGAGCAAATAAAAATTGGCAAAGTTTCGTTTTCTTAATATAGTTTTGTAATATGACCGCAAACGAATTAACCAAAGAAGCAATCAAGACCCTAAATAAAAACGGGTGTTTTGTATGGCGCAATAATAATTTAGCGGTAAGAGGGCGAACCTTCATAGGTCTAAAAGGAGTTCCAGATGTAGTAGGCTTTCATACACAAACAGGGGTTGCGGTTTATTGCGAAACCAAAGCCATAGGCGATAAACTTAGCAGCTATCAAATAGCATTCTTAAACTTAGCAAAAACGGCAAATTGTTTTTGTTACATAGCAACCGAAGATAACGGCAAACTAACCTTAAAGGAGTATGAACAAGAATAGCATCATATTGGAACTTTGGGAAAGCCGAGAACTTAAGGAAGCAATAGACAAGATGCAGCCTGAAGACCTGAGAGAAGATTTAAGAAGCGAAATATTTAAAGTACTATGCGAAATGGACGAGGAGCGTTTAATTGATATGCGCACCCGTAACGTATTAAAGTTCTACTTGGTTAGGACAATGATTAATATGATGCAGAGTAATACAAGCCAATTTTACAGGACATACCGCAAACCTTTAGAGGTTGAATTAATAGTACACGACAGAGACGAAGATTTACTTAACAAAGTAGAAGACGAACTATCAAAGATGCACTGGTACAAAGCGGAACTATTACGAGTATATGCAATTAAGCACAACTGCAACGCTAAAGAATTAAGTAGGGTTACAGGCATTCCTTATATGTCAATACATAGGGAACTTAAACTAACTAAACGAGAACTTAAAAAACAATTACGAAAATGATAATTATAGCAGCGATATGCTTTGCAATATTCTTTGTAGAGATACATCAATTCCATAGAAAATGGTATTTAGATTTTAAGCCTTTTAGTTGCACGAGTTGTTTAGCAGCTTGGACAGGTTTGATTTTATATTTACTACCTGCAATATGTACCGACATCATAGCGTTTGTATTTATACCCGGAGTGTTAGCACCTTTACTTTCAAAAATAATGTGGAACTTATGGAAATAGAACACAGAAATTATTTAGACCTGCATAGACCTAACTACGAAATGGTACAGAATGGTTATGTAAGGAATATAGATTTAGACATCTTAAAAATGTACGAGCATATATACCGCAAGTATATGAGTCCAGATTTTATATTGACAGTATGGTGCAGCCATTGTATATTTGATATGATAAAACGATTATACGAATGGTACGATTTACAACCACAACCAAAGAAAAAAAATGCAAAGGGTAATTAATTTTAGCGGTGGTAAAACTTCTGCTTATATGACTATCCAAGAATATAAGCCAGGAGACATAGTATTGTTCTGCGACACTATGAGGGAACACCCTAAAACATATAAATTCATTAATGACTTTGAGGCCTTTGAAAATATACCAGTAACAAGAATAAGTTACGAAGGTGGCTTTGACGGAATGTTAAAAAAGAATAAAGCTTTACCAAATCAGTTTAAAAGGTTCTGCACAATAGAACTAAAGATTAAAACGGCTAAAAGATATTTGAGAAGCATAGGGGTTAGAGAATTTGAAAACTTGGTAGGCTTTAGATATGACGAGCCAATGCGAGTTAGCAGACGTACTCAAAGATTTAAAAAGGTACACGATAAGTTCCCTTTATTTGAAAGCAAGGTTACTAAGCAGATAGTAAATGAGTATTGGAGCAAAAAGCCTTACACTTTGGAAATACCTTCAATATTAGGTAACTGCACTTTGTGTTTTATGAAAGGTAAAAACGCTATCTTAGCAATATTAAGGGAGTTCCCAGAACTTGCAGACGAATGGATAAATGACGAAAAAAATAGCAAATACACTTACTTTAATGGCGTAACAATAGAAACGCTTAAAAGTATATCACAGAATAACTTGTTTAAGGAATTTAATTTAGATAACATAAACCCTGCGTATGACTGCGCTTGTACTACTTAACTATGGCAAACTTTATACACCCTACCGCTATCATTGGCGATAACGTAATTATCGGAGACGGAAACTACATTGGTGCTTATTGTATTATTGGAGACCCTGCCGAGCATAAGAAGTTCTGGCAAAAAGAAAAAGGCAAAGTTTACATAGGCGACAACAATGTTATTACAGGACTTGTAACAATAGACGCAGGAACTGAGATTGATACCTTTATTGGCAATAATTGTTTTATAATGAAACACGCACACATAGGACACGATTGCACAATCTTAGATAATGTAACAATAAGTTGCGGAGCAAAAATAGGTGGTCATTCTATTGTAGACAATGGTGCTAATATAGGACTTAACGCAGTTCTACATCAATTTGCAAACGTAGGAGAAAATTGTATGGTAGGAGCAAGTGCCTTCTTAAAAGGAGATGCAAAACCAAATACTAAATATGCAGGAGTTCCTGCACGAGAAATCGGCTCAAACATAAGATAATGAATGCAATAATCTACTTAAACTATAAAGATAGGAACATCAATACATTGTTTGAGAATATAAAAAATGCAGGTAAGCATATTGATATAGTAACTATCATTAATGAAGAGGGTATAGCATTTGCAACTAATAAAGGCTTAAGGAATTTAAACTTTGATAATATAGATTTTGTTACTATTATGGGTAACGATATATTAGAACCTAATAATTGGTTGCAAATTAGAAATGACTTTTTACAAGACAAAACTATTGGTATTTGTTCTATTCCTTTACATAGTATGACTAATGACACGGCTGATTTAACTGGCAACTTTACTATCACAAAAGAAACTATAAATAAAGTTGGTGCATTTAATCAAGAACTTGACCCTTACGGAGCAATAGATTTAGATTATTGTACGAGATGCAGGGCAGCAGGTTTGCATACAAAATATATTAAAGAATATACAGCTAATCATATTGAGCAAAATAGCATTGATGCTTATGGTTACAATAAAAATGAATTAGTACAAAAGACCTGGAGTTTGCATAGCAATAATGTATCTGCTTATACAAACGGCAATAAAACATATTATATAAATTTATGAGAATACTTTGTATAACTTCTGCCAACTCAGGTGTAGGACTGCACCGAATTATGATGCCGATAGTACACTTAGAAAAGGAGTACGCACTTATAACAGATGTATTGAATGACGAGTTATTAGAGCAAGGTTGGGATATTGTGTTAATGAATAGAATGCTTAACGAGATAGATGCAAAGCAAATGGACACTTGGCGCACTAAGTACGGCTTTAAGTTAGTAGTAGACAATGACGATTACTGGGAACTAAACGAAAGCCATTTGTTATATTACAGATATAAGCTTAACAACATACCTAAACTAATTACCGATTACTTAGAGATAGCAGACCTATGCACTTGCACACACGAAAGGTTAGCAAGTGAGATAAGCCAATACAATAAGAACGTTCACATATTACCAAACGCTTTACCCTACGGGCAAGAGCAGTTCCAGGATAACAAGACCGAAGATTACAAGGTTAGATTATTTTGGTCAGGAAGCGGAACGCACGAAAGGGATATAGAAATACTAAGGCAGCCATTTAAAAGGTTACAAGGTATGAATATAAGAACTGTTATAGCAGGTTACAATGACGGGGAGAAACATATATGGGATAAAATGATAGATGCCTTCACTTGCGGACTAAAGCTTAACCCTACTATCTACAACTATGCTAAGGTTACGGAATATATGGGTGCTTACACGGATAGCGATATTTCAGTTATTCCATTGGTTGATAACAAGTTCAATGCTATGAAGTCAAACTTAAAGGTATTAGAAACGGCTGCTAAAAAGAACCCTGCTATTGTTAGCCAAGTCAATCCTTACCTTGATATGCCCGTGCATTACGTTAAAAGCCAAAAGGATTGGTATAAACATATAAGAGATTTAGTAAGCGATGCGGATATGCGAAAGGAAAGCGGACAAAAGCTATTTGAGTTCTGCCAAAAGAAGTATAACTTTGACGAGATAAATTTAGACCGAAAGTATATTTATAGTAAACTATGCCAGTAATAAAATGCTCAAACGGAAAATATAGAATAGGCTCAGGCGGTTGCGTTTACGATACCGAAGAGAAGGCAATGCAAGTTTGGAAGGCTATTCTTTCAGGTGGCAAGTTTGCCGAAAGCTATACCGACTATCCTGAAAGTGCAACTAATAACGCAAAGAGGGCAATAGAATGGGCAGAGAAAAATGGGTGGGGTTCGTGCGGAGAAGCAACAGGTAAAGCAAGAGCAAGACAGTTGGCAAATCGTGAGCCTATTAGTAGAGATACTATTGCTCGTATGGCTTCGTTTAAAAGACATCAACAACATAAAGACGTTCCTTATAGCGAAGGTTGTGGTGGGTTAATGTTTGATGCGTGGGGCGGTACGAGTGGGATTGAATGGGCAATTAATAAACTAAAAGAAATAGACGGGAAATAATTTGCATACTTAAATTTTTTAATTATTAATCAACGGAAAATTTAATGGGGAAAGTATGCAGAAACACACACAAATATATTTGCAGGGAATGGGGTATAAAAAAACGGACTTCATTCCTTGCGAAGTGTGTGGCTCACAAGCGGTAGACATTCATCATATTGAGGCGAGGGGAATGGGTGGCAGCAAAGACAAAGACACGATTGAAAACCTAATGGGACTTTGTAGAAAGTGCCATATAGAATACGGAGACAAGAAACAATATAAAGAGTTTTTAAAAGATATACACGCAAAGAATTATGGCAAAGGGTAACGAGAATAAGAACAAAAT